CTATTTGATTTCTCACAACAAGATGGAGTGGAAACTTTGAAAGACATAAAATCAATTTTAGAAGAAGGAAAACATTTCACTAAATCCAAAATGGGTTTAAACTATGGTGAAATGCAAGACATAACAAAGAGGTTATAATATGAAACATATTTCAGAAATCATTGAAAATATATTAGTAGAATGGGCATATCGTGTTCACGATGGAATGCCTAATCCAAAAAATGCACAACATATTCAAGAACTTCGTGAATCAATGGAAGAATTGAATTTACCCAACAATGTGATTTATCAAGTTATTCAAAATTTAATCAATGAACAAGATGATGACGAAGAGAAAGTAACATTCAAACATGATGGTGAAACCAGAACCATTACTATGAAAACCGCTAGACAATATGCTTCAGATATTGAACAAGGAAAAGGGAGTGATGAAAAGGAAGCTGCAGTGAAAGCTGCTAATTTAGATGGTGATACGGATACTAAACAAGATAAAGAAGATAGTGGTGAAAAATTAAAACCAAGTGATTTGGGTGATACTGAAAAGTATATGACTGGTAAAAGTGATAAAGATAAAGATACTGAAGATAAACCAAAATCAAAAGCTGATAGTCAAAGAGAAAAAATTGGTGGTAAAGTATATACTGAACCATTAGAAATGTCTGACGATGATTTTATTGCAAAAAATACTAATAATAAAACCACAGATACTTTTACAATGCCCGATAGTGTAAAAAACAATCCAAAAATACCAAAAAAATATACACAATTTATTGAAAGAGTAATGAATACACAAAAAAATACAAAAGATAAAAACAATTACTCAGATTATTATGGTATAGGAAAAGCTGGTGCTGGAAACACAGATGCTAATGCGGGTGAACTTTTGTCAATGATGGCCACAACGATGAATCGTGATGATAGAGCTGAGTTTTTTAGAAACATAGATGAACATATACAAAAAGCAAAAGCTAGAGGTGAAAAAATATATGTAACGCCAGCTTGGTCTAAAGCGGCTAAAGAAAATAGTTCAGCTATTTTAAGAATGATGTATGACAAGTATGGAAAAGACTATGAGATAGTTGGTTCAGCTTGGGATATTCAAGAGGAATTTGAAGCTTTAGGACAAGATTATGGTGAAAAAGGATATAGTACAGATATTATGTTTACAGTAAAAGTTGGTGATACTGTGATGAAAGAAGAAATATCCTTAAAACAAAAATTAAAAAATCAAAGGTTATGGAATGGGACACTTGGTTCTGCTTTTGAGGATGATGTTTTACCACAGCATTTACAACAAAAAGGTGTGAACCAATACAAAGAAAATCAAATAAAAAATATAGATAACTTTTATCAAAATAATCAAGGTAATATAAACGAGTTTTTAAGTAGTGTTGGTGATAATGAAGATTTTGAAGAAACACTTGATAAAATAGCTAAAAAAATGGATAACAAAGAAACTAATCAATCACTAATAAAAGATGGTTTTAATGGGTTTCTATCTCAATATAAAAAAGATTTAGATAAAAATCCTAATTTAATTTTAACAAGAGATTACATTAAACAAAATCTTAAAACTCAAGGACTTAAATCAGATAAAAGAGGTATGGACAAAGTATCTATGACTTTGGGACTTATGATGGATGACTATGGTGATGAGATGGGTGGAGAGTTTGTCAAACAACAAAAATTAATAGCAAAAGAGCATGCTAAAGAAGTCGCGACTTTCATAAACACAAGTGAAAAAGCTAAAGCATCTGTGTTGAAAAAAGTTCAAGAAAAATTACCACTCAAATCTGTATCAGATGGTGATGAAAGTATAATTTTAGGTGAATTTGTTATAAATAAAAAAACAATGGAAGGTATATTTGGAACTGATGATTGGAATCAAGTTGTTGAACAATTAGTTGTAGACCCCGATGCAGACCCACCAGCAATACAATATTCAGGTAAAGTTAGAGGGAAAGATGTAGTTGTTCCAATTACAACAATTGGTATTAGAGAAGATGGTGAGGGATATGGCGGAGCTCATAAATTTGAAATGTTAGTTGCTCAAGATTTTGGTAAATATGTTGAATCAGTTTCACGAGATATTTTTGGAGACCAAGAACCAATTCGTTTTCCAGATAGCGCAGCAACATTAAGAACAAAAGAAGAAGAATAATGAAATCACAACTGCTAGCAACATTCACAACAAAACAAAATCTTGATGAAACAATTAAAAAAATCACAAATGCATATGATATTATATTTAGTAAAATATATGTATTACAAAATGAAAACAATGTGAATGAATTAATCTGTACATACAATGTTAGTACTGAAAATGGAATAGATTACAATAAAGTAGAGGGGACGATTTCCCTACATAGAAAAAAACATTCCAATACATTGTATACCATTAATGCATTGAATGAATGTATAAAGAATTTAAACAATGGTGTTATGGATAATAAATTTATGATACCGTGGGAAAACTTTAAGAATATGTTATTAATTACAAACTCAGAGGGATTGAACAAAATTAATACAAGAATATATAAAATAGAAAAAATAAATTAAAACATCGGAGAAATAGGTTATGGGAAAATCCAAAAAAGAATCCACATTATATTATTTTAATTCAGTAGGTTGTGCCTTCTGTAAACAAATAGACCCAATTGTGGAAAAATTAAATAATGAAGGTTATGATATTTTAAGTCTTGATATAAGTGATAAAGATAATCAAGGACTACATAGAGAAATTGAAAACAAATATGATTTAAGGTGTGGGACACCATTTTTAGTAGATGGTAGTAATGGTAATAACATTTGTGGACAAACAAACGAAGAAACAATTAAAAAATGGGCTGATGGTGAAGAAATACCAAAACCACCTAAACCTAAATCACCAGCTCCACCACTGCCACAAAATTTCGATGATGAAAAATTAGTGAGTAAATTTAAAGAAGATTATGACAAGTGGGCTAAAGAAAATAATCATTTACCAAATCTTCAATCTTCAGAAAAAATAATCAATAGATTTAAACAACAATGGGAAGCTAGAAAAAATCAACCAAAAACTTTAGATGCTAGAGTAACATCTATTGAACAAAAATTAGATAGGTTGATGAATCATCTTGGAGTAAAATGAGTTTTAAATTCAAACCAAAACCAACGGTTGATAGGGAAGCGACAGAGAATGAGTTAAAAAAGATAAAAGAATCAGAGGAAATGTTAAAGGAAGAAAAGAAACTTCCACCAACATCTCAAATGGTTCGTGATTTAGCCATTACTCATTGGAGAAGTTTAAAAGCCTTTATGAGGGGAAAACATGTAATTGTTCCTCAAGAGGTAGCACAAGAAAGATGGAATGAATGTATCAAGTGTGATAGGTTATTATATGATGAAATCAATCCCGACACAGATAAAAAAGATGGACGATGTACGGAGTGTGGATGTTTTATGAATGTAAAGACACATTACGCTACAGCAGAGTGTCCAATTGATAAATGGAAAAAATTTGAAAAAAAATAAAAAAAAGCTTGACTTATATTGCATTTTTGATATATATTATAGAAATAGGTTATATGGTTAAATTAACCATAACTAATAAACGATAAACAATAAAACATAGGAGAAATACAAATGGATATAGATGCAATCAAATCCAAACTCGCAACATTACAATCAACTTCAAACACCAAAGATAACTTTTGGAAACCTGAACCGGGTAAGCAAGTTGTTCGTGTTGTTCCTTATAAACATAATAAAGACAATCCATTCATTGAATTGTTTTTTCACTATAACTTAGGTAATAATAAAACTTACCTATCACCTCTTTCATTTGGTCGTCCCGACCCAGTAGCTGAATTTGCTGATAAACTAAAATCAACAGGTAATAAAGACGAATGGATTCAAGGTAAAAGACTTGAAC